GTCCGAAAGGACCGGTAGCTCGAATTCTCTTGCGAGAAAGGAGCCATTTAGCTTAACCGCTAAGTGGTGAGTGTTTTTGAGTAATCCTAAGCACGAAACTTCTCGTGGGGAATCCCCAAGTCCAAGTTTCCCTGGAGAGGGCATCGGCCTGCCGATGAAACTGGGTTAACCCGGTTGGTCCATTCCGGATCTTCCGACTGCGCCAACGCCTATATGGCGAGAACGTACCCGGTATGTAGATCTAGAACGTAGGGTTCACAACCTGTTCGATGGGACGGATCTCATAAAAGACTTGAACGACCTATGTAGGTCAAAGAGCCAACTTTTCAGTTGCTCGCTATAACCAAGGCGAGTAGAATCCCGATGAGGGGATCCTGTGGCGGAACGTGCCGCTTACGGAGTCCTCTTTGAAGGAGAAATCCTGGGCCTGTCCTCTAGAAAACCTGCCTCCTCGTTGGTGTGCGTGAAGAAAAGCGCTCAAATGGTGAATCTTAAGCCAGCATCTCCAGGGAGAAGGGCGATCGAAAGGGTAGGTTCAGGGGGGCTGAACTGTGCTTGAGATCGATCATAGTGATCGGAAATAGTGACTAGACCACTACTGTCGTTAGCTCGGCAGGATGTGAATTCTAACACTTGGCAGACAAGCCGACCTGCGTCCTCCAGCTCCCAGGAGCTGAATCGGGTAGCACCGATGGAGAGGAAAACGAAGGTTTAGGGAGGGACTGCTACGTCCTAACAAATTATATCACTATAATGAGTTATGCAAAACATAAGAACGCTTTACGCGCGCTTAGTTAAACACTCCTTAGATTGGTCTCGCGCTGTAAAAAGCGCGAACACACTAGCACCGCTGCTCCTCAGAGCGGTAGTGTTAGTGATGGGGAACCTGTCTGTTGAGCGAGTTAAAATCACGTACGGCTTTGCTAGAAGAGTGGTGTCATTGCACAGAAACCTAGGATCGAGGGGACTTGCCTTGTACCTAAAGACCGCCTTTGTCCTGCTACAGCAGAGCTTAGGTGGAATGAAGGGAACGGCGCCCTCGGCGATAGGGATGAACTTGGCTCGGACTCGAGCAGGGATCCCACGATTAATTGATCGTAGGGACCGTCAACGGCTGTTAGCCGGCGACGTAACCATAATTCGAATCTGGCTTACAATGCTCGGTCTCTACCGAGTATTGGATTTCAGAGGAAAATTAAAGCTTTCGACGATCACATCTCCCGGGGTAGACTTAACTACCAATGGATTTATGACGTCTTGGGCGAAGTGGTTACCTATCTTTGCGGAACGGCTAGCCAAAGAAACTGGCATGGAAGCAAGGATTCCAAGACATGCTGTAGACGGAAGTCTACGACTCACGCCGAATCTTATTCCTCTTATAAGGAAGGGTGCTCCGAACTCTGGCGGCTTAAGCAGCGCTGCTGCTTTACCACTAGATATCGTGGCATGGACCTTTGCGCCTATAAAATTACAGACAGCAATGTCTATATACCTTCAGGCGGTAGGAGGAGAAGAGTTAGTGTGGGCGTTAAAACCCCACATCGACGCGGTTCGAGAACACAAGGAAGTGATCACTGAAAGGGAAACGGAGTGTGTCCGGGGAGGAAACCCATTCGCAGCAAACCCATTTACTGCGGATCCTCAGCGCGCCCATCACGGGCCCTGGGAGCCGGAATCACGGGTACGGATAACTAGAAGGACCATCTACAAGTGTCTCGAGTCATGGGGGCCAGTAATGGCTCTCGGACGACTTGGGTTCAAACATGAACCGGGTAAGATACGAGTGTTCGCTATGTGTGATGCTATAACGCAAGCACTACTTGACCCACTACACAAGTGGATCTTTAAAAGACTCAAAGCCATTGCGGCGGACGGAACCTTCGCTCAAGATGAGCCTCTGGCGAACTTGATCAAGAGAATGGACGACCCAAGTAAGAGCTTCGTGGCATCTTACGATTTGTCAGCGGCAACCGATCGGCTGCCGTTGGTTCTTCAACAGATGATATTAGAGCAAGTAGGGAACGGGAGATTTGCCCGATCATGGGCTTCACTGCTCGTGGAAAGACCGTATCTGCTTCCTAAGGAAGCGAAAAGTTGGAACTTAGGTTTCAATGAGGTTAAGTACACAGTAGGACAGCCTATGGGAGCGCTCTCCTCCTGGGCCATGTTGGCGATAACTCATCATTGCATCGTGCAATTAGCTGCCTTTAACGCAGGCCGTACGCGGAAAGGTGGATGGTTTCAGGATTACGCGGTGCTGGGGGACGATATCGTTATCGCTAACGAATCTGTCGCCAGCGAGTACCTGAAAATAATGAATCTGATTGGAGTTGAGATCGGCTTAGCCAAAAGTCTGGTCTCTTCTCAGGG